AATAGCCATTAAAACCTTTGTCAAATTCTTCATTTTCTAACCTTTACTCTTTTATTGCTATTATTATAACATATTAATCTTAGATAAATATTAAATATTTTCTGCATTATCATTTAAACAATCATCACACCAATAAATATGATGATACTTCTCACAAATTTCAGCATCAAATGGTATGACTGTTAGGTACTTAGTAACATTTTTACATTTACAGGTATGAAAAAAATCCTCAGGCTTATTTTCAATACCTAGAATAAAATTTCTTATCATTCCAGGTTTGATAATATCAGGTCTTATAGAAAATATTTCTGATTTCTGAAATGTATTCACACCATTCTTTTTAAAACCTTTGATTTTCACAAAATCTCTGCCGATATGATATTGAAACTCTTTTCCATTTACGTTCACATTTCTATAAAAACTCATTATACTTCCTCTATTTTAATTTCTAGGTTGTGTTTTTTAAAAGATTCTGCCAATCTCATTAAGTATTTTTCTGCTGTTTTTATTCTAGCAAATTCTGTTGGTTTATATGAACTATCAAATCCACTACCTTTTCTCCAAAAACCTTTTCTGTTATTTTGCTCACAAGTAATTATAAACATGTTTTATGCTATTCTACTTTTAGCAATTATAACAAGACCAGTAGCGGCATTTTGTAATGTTCCTAATATTCTTCTTAAATCATCTTCAGTTAAATCTTTTAATTCTGGAAAAGTTACACCATCATAATCTTTACCTTCAGTTGCGTTTATAAATTCACCAACAATTAAATCATATAGCGTTTTTAATTCTATAAAATTATCTTCTGTTAAATCTGATAACTTAACTTCATCTTGGCTTTGTTTCATTGTTTCTAAACTTTTTTCTAAGATTTCGATTTCTTCTGTTGTATATCTTTTCATTTTATAACCTTTTATATGTTTTTGTTAATATAATTATAGTCTATCTAACATTAAAACCAGCTTAAATATTCTTTTTTACAATCTTCATTTTCTTAATTATCCTATTATAATACCCCTTATTATGCCACCCTCCATTATATCTTCCTACAGCTCTCCAGTAAGCTTCTTTTTTTCCGAACTTTTTTAATGCTTCTTCGTACATACTAAGGAGGTAATGACCACCTATGATAGCTCCAAATTCAAAATCATACATAAGTTTGTTTATTAATAGAGTATCTTTTCTTGCCTCTTTTTTATATTTTTTATAAAATTCGTAGTGATAAAGGTATTCTCTCTTTGCCCAAGCTATTGTTCTTAAAGCTTTTTTGTCTCCCTTCTTTGCCCTTGAATTCCATTTTTCTGAATTCAGAATAGATTTATAATATTTTAGTTTATTATAATGTTTCTCATACATTTTGTATGTACTCTTATCCTTATTGACCATATATCCATATTTCTTCCTAAGTTTAGGATATTTTAGTATGGTTAGTTTGGCAGTGCTGAGTTTTATCTGAAAATTACCTAATGAGCTATCATATAATGATTTCAATCTTCCTGTTGAGTCATATTTGTCACCAATATTTATGACTCCCCAAGAACTCTCCTGACCCATGATACTAGGTAGAGTTAATCCGAATGTCATCCCGTCACTAGCTTTTAGTGTTTTTCCTATTTTATAGGCAATTTTTATTTTTTCTTTCTGAATATCAGATAAAGCAGAAGCCTGAGCACATAATATGTTAACAAATAATGCCACCATTAATATTTTTTTCTTAAACATTATACATTGCGCTTATATTGTAATTCTAATAAATCAAAGATTTTCTGAAAATCGTGTATAGTGGCATATTCCCATGTACCGCAAATTGAAACTTTTTGAACCATTCTTAATATTTCCGAAACTTCCCACGCTTCTTCTGTTCTGTCATTAACTTCACCAAGTTCGTTCATAACAGCATACCATTCATCTTCATTTAGTATTGAGCTATAATTTCTAGGTCTGAACTCTCTGTCCCAATCTGTTGCAGGTATGATATTAATCATTTTTAATCCTTTATATTATTCTTAGAATTAATTATAACATAAAATACATTAAATGATGCTTAAATAAAATATTCAGGATAATCTTTTGGGTTTAAGAAGGCAACAAGAGGCAATGCATCTAGTATTTTATCGTCAAATGTTTTATCTTTAATTATAGATAAAAAAGAGTCAGTTCTATATTCTGCTATAACTGATTTGTTAAATTTACAGGACACTATGAATTCTGTATCTTGCAAATATGTTGGTGATGGATTTTTTCTTGACTCATGAAGAATAAAGTCGAAATTTAGGTATTCAATTAGTTCATCTATCTCTTTTTCATCTTTTACATAGATACTAACCTTTTCTCCGTCAATGATAAATTTATCATTGACTTCTTGCGTAACCTTTCTGCTTTGATTTTTATATTTTTTATTTTCTTTTCTCATATATTATTATATAGAAAAAATACTTAAATAAATGTGCTTCTTTTGAGAGGGAATATTTTGCCTGACTCCCAATATTCGGCTTCTAATGTTTTATTTTCTAATTTTTCTGAAATCAAGATAAAATGATTTAGGTCATATTCTATATCGCCTTTAATTTTTGGTACTTTTGGTGAGTATCTTATTGCCCTACTTGGATTTGCAGCTTTACCATATTCCATAAGGACATTTCTTTCAGATAAAAGTCCTCTAATATAAGGATTATAAGTATAATAAATATTATAACCTTTGGCACTTCCCCATTTATAGATTTTTGTATCTCCTAGTTTTTCTGAAATTTGAGACATTTCTGTAAAGTCAGTTGACCTAAAAACCATAACATAATCTTGCTCTGTCAAATCTTCCATAGGTTTTGGTGTAATGTAATTCCAGTAAGAAATGTCTTTGCCTTCCCTACGTTTCAGTAAATATTCTTCATTTGGTTGAACTGGTTTTATAACGGATACCAACCATTTTATTTCTGAAGATGTAGCAAAGTCATAATTTACAAATGATGGCAAATCTTTTTTCGTTTTTATTTTTAGGAATCTTAAATATGGAGGCCTTATTTTCAAATACTCCTCGAATTCAATCCCATTATTTTTGGCAGCCACCTTAAATGAGTTATATGTATCTACATTATAATATCTATCAAATGTAATATATAAACTTTTCATATTTTCTCCATTTTATAAATATTTATAAAATAGAGGAATATTGTATGATATATCATTATAACTATAGGATAACAAATATAAAAATTAATAAACATTATTATGGGATAAGAAGTTCTGATTTGACACCAGAAGAGGACATGGGAATAAGATATTTTTCATCTTCTTCTGACAAAGATTTTATTGAAGATCAAAAAAATAACCCTAAAAATTATAAATACAAAATAATCAAGATAAATAATACACGCGAAGAATGTATCACTTTTGAAATTAAATTGCATAATAAGTTTGATGTGGGGGTCAATGAATTATTTTACAATAAAGCAAAACAAACCTCAACAGGATTTGATACGCAAGGTATTTCATTTAAGCATAAAGAAAGCACAAAATTAAAAATTAAAGAAGCAAATTTAGGATTAATTAAATCAAAAGAAGCTAGATTAAAAATGAGCATTGCTGCTAAATCGAGAGTATACAAAAAAATAAATGGTTTTTTTGTGAATGATATATTAATATTTAGTCTTAATACAACTGATACTAAAAAGTGGTGCAAAAAGAATGGTATAAGTTACCAAGCAGCACTAAGATCTATTAAAAATAAGACAAATATATATAAATCATCTAATGGCATTCCATTAGAAAAATTTAATTTAGTTAATAATATTTCAGTTAGGAAGATTGATAATGTCTAAAGCAAAGATGACTTCGGCAGAGAAAGATGCTTATGATATTATGAAAAAATATATAGATAAGCCTTCTAAATTGAAACAAAGCAATTTTGCTCCAGGGAATATGGTTATGTTTGCTTATAATGCAAAGGATAAATATTCTGCATATGATGCCAATCCGATTATACTTGTTCTTAGGAGAAGTAAAAAATATATATTAGGCTTAAATTGGCACTGGATGCCACCAAAACTTAGAGAAAAGGTAATGGATGGGATTATGAAACAAAACAAAAAGAACATCAAAAAAGGTCTACCAATTACCGTAAATTATCAAATGATAAAAAGACTTATAAGAGGACTTGGTCCCGTTGTAAGATTATATATTAATAAAAGAATATCACCAAAAGGCGTAGTTGTCCCAAGTTACCAATATTATAAAGTAATACATCTACGAAGTGAACATTTTATAGGCATATCTTCGAAAGCTGCGTGGGCAGCAGCAGTGGCAAACGCAAAAGCTAAGAAAAAAGCAAAAAAAGCAGCCGCAATTCAAAGAAAAAAAGACCAAGCAACAGCGCAAAAAAGATTAGATAAAAGGAGCAAAAAATGAGTTCTGAAAACAAAGATTTAAAAGTTCTTGTAGCAGATGATAGTAAGACAATGTTAAGAATAATTACAAATACATTAAAGAGAGTGGGCATAAATAATATTACAACAGCTGAGGATGGAATGGAAGCATTAGAATTATTTAAACAGAATGAATATGATGTTCTATTTACAGATTGGAATATGCCGAATATGAATGGATTGGAACTTGTTAAGCATGTTAGAAAACTTGACGACGATATACCTATAGTAATGATTACAACGGAGGGAGGCAAAGTTGAAGTTATAACAGCAATAAAAGCGGGAGTTAACAATTATATCGTAAAGCCTTTTACTCCGCAAGTTCTCAAAGAAAAATTACAGGCTATCTTAGGATATTAGGATTGATTATGCTTACATATAATGGAATAAATATAGAATTAGAAAAAGCCGATGAAAAATTAACATCTTATATGGATAGCTTTTTTGATTTTTACTCACTTATATCTTATGTTGAATTGACATATAAAGGAAAACAAAAATATTCAGACAATTTCAAAGGAATAATTGAAGCTATACTCATGACAACAAAAAATAATAAGGATTATAAAAAATTTGATAGATTCAGATTAAAATCAGAAGAATGGGATTTATATTTTAATGAACATTTTGCAGGATTTGATAATAAAGATGTAAATAAGAGTATTGCTGAAATAACGGCAAGGGAATTAGAAAAAAGAAAAATAAATGGGACAGTTTAATGGCATATGGTAAAACAAAACAAGGAATATATACTCCAAAATATCCAGATAAGTGGGTAATAACAGAATCTTTTGATATGAAAGAGCCAGGAATAAAATATCGTTCTGGTTGGGAAAAAATATTTTTTATGTTCATGGATATGAATGATAATATTATTCGATGTAATAGCGAAGGAATGATAATTCCTTATTATAATCCTGTAAAAGGAAAAGTTTCAAAATACTATATGGATGCAATGATGCAAACGAAAGATGGCACAACTTGGCTAGTTGAAATAAAGCCGTATAAGGAGACTATACCTCCAAAAAAACCAAGAAAAAATGCCAAAAATCCTCAAAAAGCTCAAGAAAACTATATAAAAGCTGTTGAAACATATGCGGTAAATCAGGCTAAATGGGAAGCCGCACAAAAATTATGCGACGAAAAGGGATGGAAATTTAAAATTATCACTGAAAAAGAATTATTCAATAAATAATTCTATGCATCTTGAAAATCTATAAAATCCCCTACCCTGGTCATTAGGTAATAGTCAAGAAAACCGTTATCGACCAATTCTTCATAAGCATCTTTTGCATCTTTTGTTGTATAAAATTTAATCCCAAAAGAATATTTTTCATAAACTTCATCTTTTATTTTAAAACCCAAATCTCTTAAAAATTTATTAGGCGACATTGTTTTTAATTTTTCATCAACATTAGTCTTGCCTGTTGGCTTACTAACAAGATTGCCATCAGGAGACATTGTAGCTAATAATTGTCTTGCTACGGTTTTTCCTCCGAGCTCTTTAACTATTTTCCTAAATTTTCTAGCAATATCTGTATTTTCAATATGTTCCATTGCTTCTTTATTAGATGTCCTTCCAACTGAACCAACCGGACTTTCTTGAACGATTTTCTTTGCCTTAACTATCTCTCTAAATGATTTCATTTTTTCTCCCAAATTTGTGTTTTATGTGTCTTGAAAACATCAAGTGCATATTCTTTAAAAGTTTTCAGTTTTTTATGAGCTTTTCTTCTCAGCGGTTTTTCTCCATACTTGACCATAGGTTCAGAGCCAGTGCCAGAACCGACATCACCTGCAGTTGTCATCTCATTCATATTATAAACCTTTTGCTTCTTTCTTTTTAGCTATTATTTCAGCTCTTTTTTCAATCTTATTAGCATGCTTCTTTTTAGTTTTCATAACTTTTTTCATAACTTTTTTCTTATCCTTAACCTCAGCTGGTGTCATTTTTTCACATTTTTTGCCATCAACTATTTTAAAACCTGGAGCTTTTTTGCCATTAGAATCTGCACAGAATTTTTTAAGAACTTTTTTTAGATTTCCTTTTTCATCAGGAACCCATTTTTTCATTTTTTTAAGTTTTGCTCCTTCATCAATATTTTCTTGGTATTCTTCTGCTATTTGTTTAAAAGTTTTCATTTTATTTTCTCCCATTTTATTTCTATTTATAAATATTTATATATTAAAAAAAGGAACAAAAATGAATAACAATTTTGATAAGGTTTTTAGCCTTGACACAAATATAATTTTAGATAACGCAATGAATATAGTCACACTTTCCGACAAAGGTAGAAACCTAATAGTCCTTCCAGAAACAGTTTTGGATGAAATTGATTCAAAAAAATCAGGTTTTGCAGAAATAAATTTTCAAGCAAGAGAGTTTGCCAGATTATTATTTGACGCTGAAATATTAGAGAAAAAAGAATATAATGACATCACTGTTATAGTGACTGCTATTGACGATGTTACTATATATATTATTTCAAAAGAAGTTTACAAAGCTGATACCGACAAAGTTTCAGGCTCTATTAAAAATGATAGAAAAATACTAGAAATAACAAAAGACCTTCAAAATATAAATGAGTACAGCAACCTCAAATTCATTTCCTTGGATGTTATGGCAAGGACAAGAGCAATCAGCATAGGAATACCTACAGAAGCTTTAAATCTAGGAACTAAAGATACGGAACTTGATTTTATAACAGATATTAATATGGGTCAAGGCGAATTTGTTAATGATGGAGATGATATTATTGCTTATAATCCTGACCATAAACCAAACAATTTTAATTATGTTTTTGATGAAATGGGTCAAAAAAAATTGGCTTGTATACAAAATGGTAAAGTAAAATTATTGCAGGAAAAGGAGCTTAGGAAACAAAATGTTAATCCTATGAACACTGAACAATTATTTTTTAGTAATGCGTTGTTAGATAATTATTATAACATTATCGTCGCTGAAGCAAAAGCAGGTTCAGGCAAAACGCTATTGGCAGTTTCTGCTGCAATGGAATTAATAAAAAGAAAAGATTTTCAAAGGATTGTGTATATTAGAAACTCTATTGAATCATTGGCAAAAGGTGAAGATGTAGGATATTTAAGCGGAAATGATGAGAAATTTGAGATTTATAACTTTCCATTATTTGATACTCTAGCATATATTGCTTCTAAAATGATTTCAAAGAGCAATCAAAATAAACAAGGAAAAGGCAAAACTGATAATATTCCTACCGAAGAGTTAATATCCGAGAAAGTTGAACAACTTGTTGAAAGGTTTCAGGTTGAAACTATGTGGGTAGGTAGTTTAAGGGGTAGAACAATATCTAATGCTGTTGTTATAATTGACGAAGCTCAAAATATGAGTAATAGCACCTT